TATGGCAGTTGCTGGAGCGTAGTAGACAACATTCCATTAATCAGTCAACCTTATCCTGAATCTGTAAAACAAAACGGTACTTATCGCGATCACAGATTTAATTGGAACATGCCCTATACGCATCTTCGCACCTTTGTACAGCGACTAATACGGTCAGTTTCTGATACCGACTTTCAAGACAGTTCAGGGCAGTGGTATCGGGCAGGCGGCGACGGCAGCTTGTTTTACAGTTTAATCGAGCAAGCTCGTCCTGAGGCAGTACGCTGTTTGACCAATATCGCTTACCTTTACAACGATGCTAGCCCTATAAATGATTATAAAGTCAACGGTGGGGAGCAAACACGCAACGCCAATGAAATACTGACCCGTAAGCAGCCCGCGCGTTACACAGTAGTAGTGCCCACAATGTGGCGTGCTGCTCAACAGTTTACTAAATTTCTAGTTGAGCTGTGTGAATATGAACTGGTTGGCGAAATCATCATCATCGACAATGATAACGATGCTGAACCTGATGATTTCCAAGACCATCCCAAAATCAAACGCTTTGTTCCTGGAGAAAATATCTACGTTAATCCAGCTTGGAATCTAGGAGTTGAAGTAGCGCAGTACAGTCGTATTTGCATTGTTAACGATGATGTGAGTTTTGACCTCAAGCTGTTTGATCGGCTAGCAGATCTCATTACACCTGCGGCAGGAGTGTTTGGGTTATGTCCAGGAGATCCCATATTTAACCACCCACCAGTGACCAACGGTGCTATTGACATCATTCCCTGGACTGGGCAACATACACACGGGTTTGGATGTCTCATGTTCCTACACCGTAGTAACTGGGCTGCTATTCCCGAGGAACTTAAAATCTACTATGGTGACAACTACATATTTGACCAGCAATTGGCACAAGGAAGAACCAACTATCTAATCACCAATTTACTGTTTTCAACGCCGTTTGCAAGCACTACATCCGATACCGCAATTACCGGTGGTTTTTTGGAGCGAGAAGGAACAATTTATGCTAAAATCAAGGCTGATATGACGTCAAAACCACAAGATAATTCACCACCACCGGTTATGCTACCGACAGCAACAAAACGCATATTGATTGGTATTCCTACTGCAAAGAATATTGAAGTGGATACTTTTAAAAGTATCTACGACTTAGAGATACCTGCGGGCTATACAGCAACGTTTCAATATTTCTATGGGTATAATATTGATCAGGTGCGAAACCTTATTGCACATTGGGTAGTCAATACACCCTTTGATTACTTGTTTAGTGTAGACAGCGATATTGCGTTTCCGCCCGACACACTGGCCAAACTGCTGGCTCACGATCGTGATGCGGTATCTGGCCTGTACATTCAACGCAAACCTGGGCAGCACATTTTAGAAGTATACGAGGACAATGGCCAAGGTGGCGCTGTTAACATTGACTATGCACGCCTTAAAAATCGTGGATTAGTGGAAATTACAGGTGCCGGGTTTGGCTGCATATTGGTCAAGCGGCAGGTGTTTGAAACCATTGGATATCCGCAGTTTAAATATCACAGTGCAATTGATCATGCCGATACCATCAGCGAAGATGTGTTCTTCTGCCGTCGTGCTAGAGAATGTGGATTTAAGATTTGGGCTGACACTAGCATCAAATGCCGTCACATTGGCTTGGGTGAATTTGTAATCGATGATAATATTTCGGCCGCACCAGTTACTGTACCCAAGCTGGAAAAGACTGGGAGTCAACGACTACGCGAATTAGGCAATCAACGTTTACTGCCACAATCACACGTGGATTTTTTAATCCGTCTACGTGATGCAGGAATCAACCCACGCCACATATACGACATTGGTGCATGTGTACTACACTGGACCAATGAAGCACGGCGTATTTGGCCACAAGCTGAGTATTGTGTTTTTGATGCTATGGACAGTGTGGAATTTTTGTATCAAGAGCAAAATTTAAAATATCACATTGGCGTACTTAGTGACAGTGAGCGGGTCGTGGACTTTTATCAAAATGACATACATCCTGGGGGAAACAGTTACTACTTGGAAAATGTAGCTGTTAATCCTGAAGTACCACAATACTTTAACGAGAGTCATCGTCGACGACTACGCACTGAAACATTGGATTCAGTTGTACTCAGTGGCAATTTTCCCTTGCCTGACCTCATCAAGATTGATGTTCAGGGTGCTGAACTAGATATACTGCGCGGTGCTGAATATTGTTTGAACCGTTGCAACCATGTGATTTTAGAACTGCAAGTAGTTGAGTACAACACTGGTGCACCACTGCGTGACACTGTGATTGCCTATATGGCGTCAAAAGGATTTGAATGTCATGGGCTATTCAGCAACAACGGCCCTGATGGTGATTACTATTTTGTAAGGGCTGGTTGAATTTCCAGTTGCTGTAGTTTGTTTCTAACTTCAGCATACTCAAACACACGCCAAACCCCTGGATGAAGCGGGGTAGGGCGTGAATTCAATTGGGTCCAACAGTAACCTGAATGTTCGTCATTTAGTATGGGTGTGAACTCATGCTCAACCAGCATGTAAAAAGTATGGTACACAAACCGACGATCTGCAGCAGTGTACTGTTCAATGGGCACTAGTCTTACTGGATTGAATTTGATTCCCAATTCTTCTCGGTATTCTCTAGACAGTGCTTGAATTGGACTTTCATTATGTTCGGCTTTACCGCCCACAATGCCCCAAGTTCCACTGTAGCTGCTGTTGGCTCGTTGCAACCAAAGATATCGTCCGGTAGTTTTTGCATGGACTAAGGCTCCACAACCGGTTAGGGATCCCAGTTCCATTATAGTACCAAATGCCAGCGTCCAGCTGGATACTCGCCGTCGTAGCTTTTAACCCAAGTACCTGCTGCCCATTTATACTGTATTCCGGTATTGATATTGGTAACATAGTCTGGGCCCGCTGCAGCGGCAGAATTAAAGCTCACAGTCCAGTTAGTCCCGTCATACTCGATAATGTCATTACCTTGAGCATAAAATCCCACACCCCAAGCCAATGCACCGTTAATTCCGTTTAGCAATAAGTAGCGTTGTCCGACTGCCGGACTGCCTAGCTTTCCTCCGGGGAATGATTTTTCTGGATTAATGATAGCGTCGATTGGAAATATTGTATTAACTGGTATAGTGTCGCCATCAACAGTGAACAATAACTCTTTAGGGTCCAAAGGATTTTCTGAAATTACACCTACAATGTCTGGTCTAGAGTCATTATGACTGAGATGCAGTTCGCTAAGACCGTTGCGTAATTGTCCAAATACATTGATTACTGAGGGCCAATTTTGCAATTCTCCTCCACCATTGCCAATGGTAGCAGACACTACCGAATCAGTTAGGATAGTACTATTGGGGATAGAAATAATCTGTACCCGTCCAGACAGCAGTATTATTGAATAATTAAGTGGTGTAATGTATTGGCGTTGGCCGTTTAGCAATTTACCAGCATTAAGTGCAGCGTCGAGATCTTCTTGAGTATCGTAGATACTGGCAATGATACGCTCGATAATGCCCATCTTTTTGACTTTAGCAGGGGCAGATATCCAAATTGGAATTTCAAATGTCAGCGTGGCAATGTCAATGGGATTTTCTGTATTGGTAGGTATACTCCTACTACTCCATGTGGTATCGATCAACTCTACGTAACTCAAACTACTCCAATCAACATAGTTGTCGGTATTTTGTATTTCTAATGCTGGATTGTACAAGGCTAAGATTTGTTCCAGTATTTGTAATTTTTGTTCGGTGTTGCTGGTCCAAATATCTAATTTAATTGTTAACTTATAGGGCACAGGCATGAGGCGTTCAACACTAAAACTATTGCCCCTAACAGTTTGTAATTGTCCGGTCTCGGGGTCAACTTTGCGTTGCCTAATGGTCATTGTACTTACAAAGTTGGGCTCCTGCACTCGTGGACGATCGTATTTTAAATCGCTGACTATGGCGGCCATTATGGGCACCGGCGGTAAAGAAGTTTCACTGTTGTTGCCAAGTATTTGTGCTGCTTGCCGTGTAGGGTCACCATACACTACAGGTATGCGAATAAGTGCACTGTTGCCGGCAGAATTTAATCCAGTTTCTACCTCAAAGTTGCTCATTATGCGAATAAATTGTAGTATAAATCTGCGTATTTGCTGATCGTAAAAGAATGTTTGTGCCATTTATTAATCTTCCTTGGGACGTAGAGCCTTACTAAGCCCTTGACGACTATTGACAATAGTACCATCACCATTGGTGACCAATTTGTTATTGTTAAAGAATCCACTCTTAAGGGTTTGATTAGCAGTTCCGGGGGTGTAACTGGTACGAACAGCGTCTTCAATTTTGCGCCAAGCTCGGCCGTCCCATCTAAACAGTCTGTTGGGAACATAATCTAGACGCAAACAGTAATCTCCAAGCAGGGGATTATCGGGAAATTCGATTCCTTGAATAATTGGCAATCCATTAGGTGTTAGTCCATCACCAGTTAGATATCCAGTAACGGACGAGTCTGGGCTAAGTGTCTGGCTGTCAGTTGTGGGAAGCGAAAGGGAATCGTTATTGGGTACTGTAGTATCTGCGGTTAAACTATTAGGTACACCTGGGTCGCCGTTGGGATCAATTGGTACGGTGTAAATTTCGGTAGTGTCGTATCCGCTTTTGGGCACATCTTTTTCTGATTGTGCAATAATCGCATCGTTAATCCCAATGAACGCATCGTACATAGCACTTATTCCAACACCAGTTTTAATAATGTCTTTGTATTCTTGGCTATCCACTAAGGGCTCGCATTTAACTCGCCACAGATGCGGCCACCAAGTTTGACTAAATCCTTCGGCTCCGCGACTAACGTCTTTGATAACATAATACTTTCTTAGTGCTTCGGGCACTGCGTCTAGATCCAATGGGTAATAATCTTTCAAATGTTCCAATTCCAGTACATCGCCGACCATTAATCTACGACCAAGATATTCTACCATGGTATTCAAATGAAACACAATAAACAATGTGTCGTTGGCCAGTTGTATCCCAAATTGGCTCAAATCAAAATCATTATCGCTGACTTGATAGTGGCCACGTAGATTATACACATCAGTGCTGTAGGTTCGATCTCGATTTTCTAAAAACAGTAGGTCTTGGATATTTTTGGCTGTGGGATTGACATAATCGGGAACTGTTGAATCTGTGCTGTCGGTCTGTTTAGCAGGCCCAAGATACAAATGGACATTGATGCCCGTTCCACCAACGGTGAACTGCTCGTTAATGATTCGATCAAAAAAACGGTAATCATTGGAATGTTTACCGTTTTTCCACATAGACAGTCTAGGCATACTGATCCTTTTGAATATTTATGGTTTGCCAACACTGGTTGACACACCAATTAAATACTGCTATACTGCTTGGAAGTTGACAATTTGGAGGCTGACATGGCTCGTATCAAAGTTGAAAAGTCTGCTCGTACAAAGACCCGTGCGCCACGTAATCCACTATTCCTTGATGAAAAATATTTTGGTCCTGAACCGACTTGGGATACTGCGGCAGCAATGGAACTGACCGATGCTGAATTTGACGTACGACTTCGTAACAGTTTCCGCTATTACAATTACTTTTACAGTAACCGTGAACTGCGTCCCGAATTCAACAGTTGGTTAGCAGCCAGCAACTTAGTTGATGCGGATACCCTACGTGCCTATTTGAAATCGCCCGACAGTTTGACGCCGATTACTGTAGCGGCCTTGGTTCGGGCCCATAGGAAGGGCATGCCTATGCGTGATCGGTTTCGCGATCACATTAAAAATACTGTGCTGAGCATTGTTAATCGTGCGGCATTGGGTACTGCTGTAGCCGAAACTGAAAAAGAAAAGCCTAAGGCAGTGGCAAAACAGCCTACAATTCAAGATCGTTTGCGCGAAATTGCCGAGGGGCACATTGCACACATTGAAACTTTTGAAGACCAATTGGAGTCGGATGCAGTGACATTTGACGCTTATGGTTACTTTCATGAAAAGACTGCGACGCAAGGTGCTGTGGTTGCTGTCAGCAAGTTCTTCCAGCCACATTTTGAAGAAATCTCTGCGGCAGCCTCAGGCGAGGACGAACAGCTCAAAGAAGGCTATCGCAAATGGACCAAGGTGCGTTTCAAACGCTATATTGCATTTTACACAGCACTGTTCGCTGACATTGAAAAATACCAGCAACATAAAACAGTAGTTCGTAAGCCGCGTGTCAAACGTGCACCCAGCAAAGAAAAATTAGTTGCCCGTGTCAAGTATATGAAGCAGGATGCGTCTCTTAAACTGACATCAATCAACCCAGCCGACATTGTGGGTGCTAGCCAGTTGTGGGTGTTTAACACCCGTACTCGTAAATTGGGTGTTTACGTAGCTGATTCCCTACAAGGGCCACTGTCGATCAAGGGCACTAGCATAGTGGGTTTTGATGAAGCTGCTAGCGTCAACAAAACTGTACGTAAACCTGCAGATGCGTTGAGAGACTTTTTCAAAGCCACCAAGCCAGCTCTTAAAAAGTTTTTAAGCACAATCAAGTCCACAGAGTCCAAGTTGACAGGTAGGCTCAACGAAGATACTGTGTTGCTTAAAGTGTTGTGATACGGTAAATATCCAAAAGGATAATCTACATGAGTTCCGCAGCTGATAAATTACGGGATAATATCGCCGACTATGTGTTTGACCGACTGGGTTCGGGTATTGTTGACGTTGAGCTAGACAAAAAACACGTGGACACCGCTATTAATCGTGCACTACAGCGTTATCGCCAACGTGCACAAAACAGTGTGGAAGAAAGTTATCTTGTATTGACCATCAACAAGGAACAAAGCGACTATGTTCTACCACAAGAAGTGATCACAGTCAAACAAGTGCTTAGACGTGGTATTGGATCAGTGACCGGAACAAGTGCTAGCCAATTTGAACCATTTGCTAGTGGTTATATGAATACTTACATGTTGGTGGCAGGGCGTGTCGGGGGGTTGGCCAGTTATGACATTTTTACACAGTACCAAGAACTGTCCATGCGTATGTTTGGTGGATTTATTAATTTCACATGGAATCAAGTTACTAAAACCGTATCATTGGTTAGAAAATTTCCAGCTGGCGGAGAAGAAGTTATTCTTTGGACTTTTAACTACAAGCCCGACATTACACTGTTGAGTGATTACCTAATTCAGCCTTGGATTCAAGACTACTCACTAGCAGTTGCTAAGGACATCATTGGTCAAGCAAGAGAAAAGTTTGGAACTATTGCTGGACCGGGCGGCGGGACACAGCTAAATGGTGCTGCTCTTAAAGCAGAAGCCAAAGAAGAAATGGAACGACTTGAGGAGGAACTCAAAAAATACGTAGATGGAAGTCAGCCTATGGGACTAGTCATAGGTTAACTGTTATTATGTTTGTACCACTGGTTACTGCTCACGAACGTTATGCAATTTGCAAAAGTTGCGATGAATTCAACAATGCCGTTAAACTGTGTAAGAAATGCGGGTGTTTTATGCCTGCCAAAGTTACAGTGACCTATTCCTCTTGTCCTATAGGCAAATGGGCAAGATTCGACGGCGAAGCTACTAACACTACTGATTATCGTATAGAGGATTAATTGATTATTGGACTTTCTGGCCTTATCGGCTCGGGCAAAAACACTGCAGCCCACTACTTAAAACGATCACACGGTTTTACCCAACTGGCATTTGCTGATGCTCTAAAAGATACCGTTGGTAATATCTTTAGATGGCCGAGGCACTTACTAGAGGGTGACACTGACGAATCTCGTATTTTTAGGGAAACCATAGACCAGTGGTGGAGTCGGCGGTTAGGTATCAAAAACTTTACTCCGCGTTATGCCCTACAGCATATTGGCACAGATGTGTTTAGACAGCACTTTAATGATTCAATTTGGATTCTGTGTGTAGAAAGTAAAATTGCAGACTTACAAGAACACGGATATAGTGTTGTTGTAACAGATGTACGATTTCCTAACGAAATGTCTGCACTACGCAGTTTAGGTGCTAAATTCTTATTAATCAGCCCGGTACAAAAACCCGATTGGTATGATGTGGCTCGAGGATTTCCGTTATATGCTCTCAAGCAAGGTATGCAGGATCTTTATCCCGCAGTTCATGAAAGTGAATATGCCTGGGTGCAAGAACAATTTGATGCTGAAATTGTCAACAGTGGCACAATTAATGATCTCTATGATCGTGTCGAGGAGCAATTAAAAGTCTGGAAGTAGATCACCTGTAGTCCACGGTAATTTGAGAGTATCTAGTTCTGTGGCACAGTTACAACACACTGTTCTTAAATTTTTAAAATTATTATTTTGCTGATTGTGATCAGCATGGTGTAACCGCAATTGCTCGGGCACTTTGGGTTTAAACCCGCAGCGTTCGCATTGAGGTTTTTTCCTATACCCTAGTACTAAATCGGTAGATTTTTTACGGCCATGACTACACCCATGACATTTTGACCTATAATAGGTACGGCCATTTTTGTTATAATTGACCTGAGCAGGCTTTGCTCCGCACTCTTGACACAACGGCTTTGTTGTCATTAGGAAAAGGTCCTTTACTTGTTAAGTATTTATAGGCAAAGGCTCACAAAAAGGTCCACTAAACGGGCGATTTTAATATTTGTCCATAAATATTTAAAATACTTTTCAAATAAGGATTTACAAAATGGCACTAATTAGCCCAGGGGTAGAGATTCAGGTTTTTAACGAAAGCGCATATGCGTCGGCCGCAGTTGGCACGGTACCATTGATTGTCATGGCTACTGAGCAGGACAAAAGCGATATCAGTAATACTGGTATTGCTGCTGGTACTACTAAAACTAACGCAGGCAAATTGGCCATTGTTGCTAGTCAACGTGAGCTAGCTACACTGTATGGTGCTCCTTATTTTGAGCAAACCAGTTCTGGCACACCAATTCATGGTGGTGAGCGTAACGAATATGGACTAATGGCTGCATACAGCCTATTGGGGATAAGCAATCGGGTAATGACTGTACGAGCCGATATTGATCTAAAACAACTAAAAGGCACTGCTGTTCGTCCAGTTGGAAATCCCGCTGATGGCATTTATTGGTTAGATACTGCATCTACCAGTTGGGGGATGTTTGCCTGGAATGCTGGCACGCAAAGTTTTGCATCGGTGTCTCCCGCAGTAATTACAGAATCAAGCACTGCGGCACCTGTTAGCACATACGGTGCACCTGGTGATTACGTGGTTGTTGCTACTACTACATATGACCCAGTGGTATATTATAAAACACGTAGTAGCACCTGGGTCGTTGTAGGATCCGACGGGGCTAATTCATGGTGTGCTGCTGTGCCAACTGTAGTTAGTACAGTGTTTAATCCTACATTACCTCCAGGAAATATTACACTCAACGGTACAATTGTAACTGTTTCTGCACCTACAAATACAATTGCAGATTTAGCTGCTGCAATTAGAACTGCTGGTATTGCAGGAGTAAGTGCAGAAGCGGTAAACGGTTATTTGGAAATTTATGTAACCAACCTTGCTAATTCAGGTAGTGGTACAACAACTACAACTACAACAACTACAACTACATCAGCAACTACAACTACATCAGCAACTACAGCAGCGCCTACAACAACTACAGCAGCGCCGGGCACTATAACTCCTGATGGTAAGTTGGTTATTGGCACTAGCTCAATTGGTTTGGGCGCTATTGGTCTAGTTGCTGGCACATATCTACGTCCAACGACACAGTTTTCTGGACACACTAGTGTTCCAGAATGGAGAAGTACTGACACTGCTCCTCGCCCCAGTGGCAGCATTTGGGTCAAAACCAATGCTGTTAATCTTGGTGCTAACTTGGTACTAAGTCAATATAATCTTTCGTTAAATTTGTTTAATCAAATTTCAACACCTTTGTATGCTAACGATCACAGTGCTATTGCTGGGTTAGATACCAGTGGCGGGAAATTAATTGCAAAGGGATCAATTTATACTCAATACAATACCGATAACGATGGTACATTACGTTTTAAATTCTATCGTAGAAATATTGGTTGGCCTACAGTGGCAATTGGGGCATCATTGGGCACATTAGTCCCTGGTAGGAAATTTACTATTCAAGTTAGCGATGCTGGCACCCCAGCATTGATCCCGGCTACTCCAGTAACTATTACAATAGATGCATTACCAAATAACACTGTTGAAAAAGTAATAGAACAAATCAACGCAGCTGGAATCAGCAACTTGTTGGCTACAAAAACTGTCGCAGGCACATTGAGCTTAACACACAGTCTAGGTGGTGTTATTGTACTTAAAGATGATACATTATTACCTACGCTATCTGCACTAGGTATTGCTGCGTCAACTACGTCAACACCGAGCCCGTTTAGAGCTAGCCCTGGCGGTACGCTAATAGCCAGTAACTGGTCTGCGCTAGCTGATTTAAAAAATTTAGTTGTAAAAGAAAGTCGGCCTAGTTTGGATCCCGAAGATGGGACACGTTGGTATCATAGCACCATCAGTGAAGTTGATATTATGATTCATGATGGGTCACCTGGGAAAAATGCCTGGAAAGGCTACAAAACCGTGGCCAGTGACGCTCGTGGTTACAAATTACAGCTAGACACTGATCCTAATGGTGTTATTATTTCAGCATCCAAGCCCATTTATCAAAGTGACGGCTTTACTCCGGTAAAAACGGGAGACTTGTGGCTAGATACTAGTGATTTAGAAAACTATCCCAAAATTCATCGTTGGGAAACAGTTAAAGGTGTTAATCGTTGGGTACAAATTGACAACAGCGATCAAACCAGTGAGTCTGGAATCGTATTTGCTGATGCTCGTTGGGATACAGATGGCACAACCGACACAGTGTCTGGCACCTTAGTATCGACAAAAACATTGTTGTCCAGCAGTTATTTAGATCCTGACGCTCCAGATTCGTCGGCTTATCCACGTGGTACGCTGCTGTTTAACACAAGACGCAGTGGTTATTCTGTAAAACAGTATCGTCAAAATTATTTTAATTCTGTTGATTTTGCTTTTGACACTTGGAGTGCAACAACTGCATATGCTGCAGGCGACCGCGTAGTAAATACTGATGGTACAATCTATCGAGCCAAGAATGCTATTTCATATGCAGGGACAGGATCAAATCCAACCCCACCAAACGATACATCAAATTGGGTCAAATTGACAGATAGTACATGGGTTAATGCCGCAGGTAACAGAATTGACGGTAGCCCGTACATGGGACATCGTGCTGTTCGTGCAGTAATTGTTGAAGCACTAAAGGCTGCTATCGACACCAGTACTGAGATTCGTGAAGAGCAGCGTGAGTTTACGCTGATTGCTTGCCCAGGATATCCAGAATTGATTCCCAACATGGTTTCACTGAACAATGATCGCAAAAACACTGCGTTTGTGATTGGCGATACTCCAATGCGCCTAGCACCAGTAGGCACCGAACTAATAAGTTGGAGCGAGGGCAGATCTAAGGGAACAGCGTTTGATGAAGCTATTACAGTGTCAGACAACTATTTGGCTGTTTACTATCCTTCGGGCTTGTTTAACGATCTCAGTGGAAACATTATTGCTGTTCCGCCAAGTCATATGGCACTACGCACTATTGTTCACAGTGATGCTATGAGCTATCCGTGGTTTGCTCCAGCTGGAACACAACGTGGTCTAGTAGATAATGCAGCAGGACTAGGATATGTAAATACTACCACTGGCGAATTTACTACATTTGGTATGAGTACAGGAATGCGTGATACACTGTACGAAACTAAAATTAATCCAATTACCTTTTTATCAGGTACTGGCATTACCGTGTATGGGCAAAAAACTCGCAGTGCAACAACATCAGCATTTGATAGAATTAATGTGTCAAGATTAGTTGCATATATTCGTGCTCGAGTTGATCAATTGGCAAGACCTTACATTTTTGAGCCCAATGATAAAATAACTCGCGATCAACTTAAGCAGTCGGTTGAGCAATTGCTTAACGACTTAACAGCCAAACGTGCACTATATGACTTCTTAGTTGTTTGTGATACATCCAATAACACGCCGGTTCGTATTGATCGCAACGAGTTGTATCTTGATATCGCTATTGAGCCAGTCAAAGCAGTAGAATTTATTTACATTCCACTGCGTATCAAGAACACTGGTGGCATTTCTAGCAATTTTTAATTTAACGGGTTAGGAGATAAAACATGTCGATTGCATCATTACAAAAATTTACGGTACCACTAGCTGGTGGGGGACAAAGTGCCAGCAGTCAAGGCTTGTTAATGCCCAAGCTCAAATATCGTTTTCGTATTAGTTTTGAAAATTTTGGGCTTGGCACCACTGTTACTGAATTAACCAAACAGGTTGTGGATTTTGCCCGCCCAACTGTTAATTTTAATCCTCAAACAATTGAAGTTTACAACAGTCAAATACATTATGCAGGTAAACCCAGTTGGGAAACTACCACTGTTAATATTCGTGATGATGCACTAGGCAACGTTTCTAAATTGGTTGGCGAACAAATTCAAAAGCAATTTGACTACCTAGAGCAGGCCAGTGCTATTTCTGGCGTTGACTACAAGTTCATTACACGTTGCGAAATCACTGATGGTGGGAACGGAACAGCATCTCCGGCGATTCTTGAAACATGGGAGCTGTATGGTTGCTTCTTAAGTCAGGTTAATTATGGTGAATTAAACTACGGTGGTAGCGATCCAGTGCAAATCGCCTTAACTATTCAATTCGATAATGCGGTACAGACTCCAGTGGACAGCGGTGTTGGACAATCGTTTGCAAGATTCGCACTAGGGTCAACTGTTACCTAATAGGTTTTAAATGCCAAGTTTTCCTAGTAATTATCCTGATAAAAAAGTCAAAGATTTTTTTCATGGACAGCGTTTATTTGGGGCGAATCAAAATCGACTCAGCCCCAAATACAGTTTTCTTTATCATGTGTTTTTTGAAATTAATTCAGAAAACGATAAAGCCATGTATAAACCCACCGGTGATGCGATTAGGGAAGTGGGGATGTTGGCCAAAAGTGTCGAGTTACCAAAATTTAACATAGAAACCAAAGACTTAAACGCATATAACCAACACATCAATGTTCAAACCGGTATTAAATATAATACGGTAAAAATTGACTTCCACGACGACAGTGCTAACGTAGTTAGGAATTTCTGGGAAGACTACATGACCTATCATTATAGTGATTCCTATAATGATGAAGTTGATGCTGCAGCAATGAGTAAAAATAGATATGCATTTAAAAGCCCATTTTGGGGTTACGCGCCTAGAGGTCAAGTTAGCTATTTAACTGCGGTAAAAATTTACAGTTTAAGTATGGGTCGATACAGCTTGTATACACTGGTTAATCCTATTATTGACTCTTGGAATCATGGTATTCATAGTGCAGGGCAAAATGAATTCATTGGGCATAGCATGTCGTTGCGATACGAATATGTTCGTTATGCAGACGGACTTATTGCAGATATGGAAACTGACACCACAACTGTTCCTGGATTTGGGGGCATACATTATGATAAAACAACCAGCTTGTTAACTCAAGATTATGTTAGGACCAAAGGGATAGCAAGATCAGATGGACTAGACTATCCCACACGTGACCCAAGACTCGATACTTTTGATCAGGCTCAACAATTCGAGCTCGACCCTTTTAAAAGATTTGATGGGACTAAACCTAGAACCCCGCAGCAATCAACATTGGGCAGTCGCTTACGGGCTAGTATATTACGAGCTGGGCAGGGTATTGTTAATTCTTCTATTATCAAAGCTCAAAATCGACTAAGGAACGTTAAAATTGGCAATTCTACGGTGAACAAAATTCTACAGCCGGCACTGCAAAATACCATTAGTCAAGGGGCAGCTGGGCTAAGTAACTCTATTTTCCCTAGCCCAATCAAGTAACAGCAGGATCAATAGTGTCAAGTAATCTCATAGTCCAAGATCAAACCGCCAACGAAACTACTCAAAATTATTTTGAGAATCAGTATCTCCCTGAAACATTTATTTCAGACGATGTATACGATGCTGTAATTAGCTATTTTGAATTACAAGCCTACGGCCGCCCCGCAGCTGAAAATTTAGCAGCAGCGTTTATTGATTCTTGCACGTTTCAAGCTCGAGATGTTATATCAACACTAGAACAATTAAAACTGATGCCTGAGATTGAGCAAACCAGCGTTATATTATTTTTGCTTAACAGTGCTAGAACTGGCACATCGCTGTTAGGAACAAAAATATACAAAGTACCAAACAAATACATTGCTAGACAGATAATTTTTTAAATAGCATGGCTACTAGCAAGGGCATATTTGTTCCTAAAAATCCCAGCAAGGTCATTGGAAAAGGCTCAATCAAATATAGAAGCAGTTGGGAACAGGTGTTTATGAATTTTTGTGACAACAATCCCAATGTTGTTAATTGGGGTAGCGAAGTATTGCGTATACCATACTACAATCCTATTACTAAAAAAAACACAATTTACGTTCCTGATTTTATTGTAGCATACATAGATCGCAACGGGCGCCCGCATACCGAAGTGATTGAAATCAAACCCTTAAAAGAAGCAGTAATGGAACGTGCTCGCAGTCCTAGAGATAAGGTCATGTTGGCCATTAACATGGCCAAATGGACAGCGGCACAAGCATTTTGTGCCAACAACAATTTGGTTTTTAGACTGGTTACTGAACAACAACTTTTTGCAACTGGTCGATAACCGTTAAATAAACGTATGACAAAGAAACTAGTTGAACTGTTTAATCTTGCTGATCAAGACTTAGCGGAGAATCCTGTAGAGGATGATTTCCCTGCCCCAGCTACTCTAGAGGAAATTGACAATATTATCGAGCGTGTGGATCTAGCATTGCCCACAGTTCGTGATCTCGACACAGCTGATCAAGAACTAGATAGTCTAGCGCAAACTGCTCGTGATGGATATGATCAAATGATGGACCTGGCTATGAACGTAGAGCCGAGATTCAGCGGTCCTATATTTCAAACTGCTTCTACCATGATAGGACATGCTATCACTGCTAAAACAGCTAAGTTAGATAAAAAACTACGCATGATTGATCTACAATTAAAGAAAGCTAGACTAGACCAAGTTGAACGTAGAGAACAACAAAAGTCACAAACTGCAGATGCAATACCCGGCGTTGGCGCTGTGCTAGATCGAAACGAAATACTCAAGTTATTAGCACAAGAAAATAAAAATGCCAAAACGGATAAATAATCTTATACAAACAATACACCCATGAAATCACTAAAGCAATTCATCGTCGAAAGTCAAAAAACATACGAGTTCAAAGTCAAGCTGGCCTGCGACAGCGATGATTTAGACATGGACCGTGTTGAGCAAGCTGTTGCCAGTTTTGAACCTGTGGAAATTTCCAAGCCTAAAAGCCTGCCTTATCAAAAGAGCGCAGAATTTCCCAATATTGATGCCACACAGATACAGTTGATCACCGTAGTTACCAAATACCCTAGCACACCTGACCAAATTCGCGCACTGATTGCTAACCGATGCAATTTTCACGAAAGTGGGGTCGTTGTTAGGACTGCTGCACAAGACTCAGAATTTGAAAACCAATTGGCTGTTGACCCAGATGAGTCGACTCAAGAAGCTATACTAACTCAAGACTATGAGGACAGCGATCATCAGGATCTTGTTGGCCAAAAGGCAATTGACAAGGTTATGCAAGATCACAAGAGTAGAGAGTACGAATTTGCTGGCGATAAGACTGCTCGAGCAAAAACATTAAATGATGATCCTACAGGCAAAATGAGTGCTGTAGGTAGTCATCAAAACAAGATCCCTGACCCATACGCCCAACGTAAAGGAAAATAATAAAATGGACTTTAAAAAAATTCTCGAGCATTTCGCTGATGCCGAAACAGCAGTAACGAAACAAAACGCACAACTAAACGAAGCAGCATTTGCTAAGTCTGGTGTTAAAGCTGATGCCAAAAAACACAAGGCTGATGCTACAACTCGTAAGCAGTATTTTGTTAAACTTGCCAATGCCAAGGGCGGTAACAAGGGTGTTACTGTAATGGCTGACGAAGGCGAAAGTGAAAGCGAAGTCCGTTCACGTGTTGCTCGTGATCACAAGAGTCAAGGTTGGACAGTCAGCAGCATCCGTGAAAAAGGCGATGCTGCTGAAAAGGCAGCGGCAGGAGAAAAGAAATCTGCTGTTACAGCAAGTGGTAAGCGGCGTGGGCGCCCACCCGGTAGCACAAAGAAGGTCACAGAAGGCCGTCAAACAGTAAGTGAGTATATTGCTGAAGCTAGACTAATGGAAAAGTCCATGACCCCTGCTGAAAAGGACAAGCGCGAGCACATTGTCAAGGGCATGAAAAAAGTAAAAGGCGACTTTGAAAAGCGTTATCCTGGACGTGGTGAAGAAGTCATGTATGCTACAGCTACCAAACGTGCTATGAAAGAATCATATCTAAAAGAAGATGATTCTATGATGGGCATGACACTGGATCAAGCTAAACAGCATCCATCATATAAAACTGATCCTGCGTTCAAAGCCGATGTTGATGCTGCTGAAAAGTTTTCCAGCAGTTTGTCTTCTACAGAAAAGCCCACAGTTATGACAACTGACCAGGCCAAGAAGAATCCTGCTTATGCAAAAGATCCGGCGTTTAAGAAACGGGTTGACCAAACCAAACCCACAACTGGTATGGTAGTATCTGCAACTGGTCAGCAGGCTGTGGCGGAAGGCTCCGCTTCTGGCAGATTTCAACTGTACGGTGTGAGATGGAATTCTAAGAGAAAGGTACCATTTGGTTCTTTCCCCACAATGGATGCGGCAATGGTCAAAGCCGACGATTTAGACACAGCAGGCTTTGACTCCATAGATCCCAGACAAGACCATGACGAGCTTCATTTGTTAGATACTCAAACAGGTCAAAAATTTATGTATACAGATGATGGTGATAATAAAGAATGGGAGCCTATTACAGGCGAACAAGGTGTGGCGGAAGGCGTCAAGTGTAACTCTACCATGGAAGGTAAAGAGTGCCCAGTACATGGTTTAGACGAATGCAGCACATATATGGAAGAAAGTCGATTTGACGAAGATCTAGCCAGTATGAAAAAGATTGCTGGGGTTGGCGCCGTTGCTGCTGCTGGACTAGGCGCACACATCAGTGGTGAAAATGCTGAGATTCGTGCCAAAGAAGTTGAAAAGCTAGAAAAGCAAGTAGCTAGCGAGCCCAATGCAGTCAAGCGTGGGCAACTGGAAAAGATGATCAAGGACATTCAGGCCGGCAAGCCACTAAGTAAAGGCGACATCATCAGTGAAGTTAACCCACACCGTTATGATAGTGATGTTGACTATTATGATGCCGAAGAAGCAGAACAAGCAAGACTACGTGGCGACCACGATGAGGCAGAAGAAGCACATATCGCTGATCGAGAAGATCAAAAAAGATACGACCATCAAGCAGCATGGGATGACATGCGCGAAGATGTAGAAGACGACGCCGAGTACACCGACGAAGTTGGCATGGTTGAAAACAACTTAGAAACTATTGAACGTGCTGCTGAAGAATTGGACAGCATCCTACAAGATGGTGAAGACTTGCCTGAATGGATTGAAGAAAAAGTTTCCAATGCCAAAGCCATGCTGGTTGCAGCCAAAGAGTACATGGCTAGTCAACATGCCAATGGTGATGTTCGTCGTGTAGATGATGAGGAAATGGAAGAAGGTATTGTTGGCGGCAGTCTTGGCGCTGCCATTGGTGCCAGATTTGGCGGTGTAAGTGGTGCAATGAGAGGTTATTCGGTTGGTAGTGCAGTAGGTGACGCCTTATCCGGTGATGAAGTG